AGGGTTTGTTTTGTTGTGGGTATGTTTTCTTTATGTGGTTTGATGAATCTTTAGATGATTTTCATCAGACTCACTTGTTGTTGTGCAATGGGTTTTCTGCTCCCCCCCTAGTCCCCCCCTCGTGGGGCCGCGTTCTGGAAGCGGTGTGTTCTTTTTGCGACTTGTCTGGTTGTCGCTGGCAGCCTTGTCTTAGTGTGAGGGTGGCATGGCTGCGCCAATGCCCCTCTGACGGGCGATCTCCGCTGTTGAGGCGGGTTGCTTCTGATTGTATCATGCTCGTATGGATGAGGATGATTACTACGGCTGGTCCGAGTGGGTCTTTAGGTGCGTGTTTGAGGAAAGTGGTAAGAGCGTGTTGCGTGTCTTTGCTGCGTGCGAGTATGATGCGTGGGTAACGTTTACTTTGTTGACTGGCATTAAAGTTAGTCTTGAAGGTTTGGAGCATTGGTGACTAAGCGTTCTGATTTGAAGCAGGCTCGTGATGATCGTGCTGCGGGTGTGGAGAAGTTCGGGTTGGACGAGTCGGCTTTTCTTACGTCGGGTTATATTCATTCTGTTAAGCCAAGCGAGTTGTCTGATGAGCAGATTGATGAGGCTATTGAGATGGCTGGGCTTGGTGCGTTTGAGGCTGCTATTGCGCGTGTCCTTGGTGTGTCGGAGCATACGTTTGTGACGGCTCTTCGTGGTGGTCGTTTGCGTCAGAAACCGTCGTATGTTGATTTTGCTGATAGGTTTTATGAGGCGCGTAAGCAGCATATGAAAAAGAATCTTCGTGTGATGAATAATGCGGTTGAGGAGGGTGATTGGAAACCTGCGGCGTGGCAGTTGGAGCGCTCGTTTGGTTTCCATAAGCAAGAGGTTGTGGAGCACGAGGTTGGTCCGCAGACTCTTTCGTTGATGCAGTTGGCGCAGATCCCTCTTGAGGATGCGCGTGCTGCTCTTGAGGTTGAGGGTGAAGTTATTGTGGAGCCGGATGATGCGGCTTGAATAACGAGATGGATCGTGCCGCGCTAGAGTTGCGCGCTAAGATGGCTGACCCGGTGTGGAAGGCTAAGAATCTGTTTGGGTTTGATCCTTGGAGTAAGCAACGAGAAATCCTTAAGGCGTTGCGTAAACATAAACGTGTTGCTGTGCGTAGTTGTCACGGCGTCGGCAAAACTGCTGTGGCTGCTACGGCTGTTCTCGACTTCATGACGGAAGGGCCATGTCGTGTAATCACTACTGCGCCAACATGGAGTCAGGTTGAGCAACTACTGTGGCGCGAAATAGCCGTACGACACTCAAAGATTCCGGGCGGTAAAGACGCATTTGGAAAAATGTTCAAGTCTTCGCTTGAAGTCCGGTCGGACTGGTTTGCCATGGGACTCTCAACAGATAAACCTGAAAGATTCCAAGGTCATCATGCCCCTCGAATGATGCTTGTCGTTGACGAAGCAAGCGGCATTGATGAGGCCATCTACGAAGCGTCGGAAGGTTTCCTTACAGCCGACGAAGCGCGCGTCCTTTTGATCGGCAACCCAACTAGGCCAGCCGGAACTTTCTATAAAGCATTCCAAAAAGATTCTGGTTGGTACCAAGTGCACATGAGTGCGTTTGATGCGCCGTGTTTCACGGGCGAACGAGTATCTAAAGAGGCCCAGCGCGCGCTTATTACGGAAGAATGGGTCCAAGACGCCAAACAACAATGGGGAGAAGACTCCTCAGCGTACAAGATTCGCGTCCTAGGCGAGTTCTCGGAAACAACGGGACGCCAATACTTCCAATTTTTAGAAAAAATCGTTTCCGAAACGCCAAAAAAACGTGGGTTTGTGCGCGGAATGCCTGTTCCCGGTGGCAGAGTAGAGTTTTACGACGACCACAAGGGCGGAATGCGTATGTGGGAGCCACCAAAGACGGGTGTTGGGTACATTATCTTTGCGGATGTGGCGGGTTCCGTGTCGTTTGACGAGTATGAGCGTCGAGAATCGCGCATTGGGTTGGGTGCGGGGTCGGATTACTCTGTAGCAGAAGTGCTACGCCAAGATAATGGCGAACAAGTAGCCGAAATCCGCTATCGAGCCGACGTAGACGAGTTCGCAGACGACCTAGCCCGCCTCGGACGCCTATACAACGATGCAATCATTGCTGTGGAACGCAACGGACCCGGCACAGCAGTGCTAACACAATTAAAAAACACAATGGGATACCCACGCATTTGGAGGCCACGCAATCCCATCGGTGTAAAGACGCATCTAGACCAAACACTAGGATGGAACACGACAAGCGCCACAAGGCCCATGATGCTAAGCGCGCTACAGGCCGCCATTCGCGACGAACCACACAGAATCAAAAGCGAAGCACTCATAGACGAGATTCGCACGTTCGTATTTCGGGATCGCAACGGCAAAGAACCACGCCCGGAAGCGGATGAGGGTTGCCACGACGATCTTGTGATGGCTATGGGTGGCGCGCAGGCTGTGTGGCAACAAGAATGCACTACGCCTATTCGTTTGGCGGAGCGTCCGAAGGTTGAGCCGCAGCCTAATCTTCAGAAGCGCGCGCCACGCTTTGTTATTGGGAAGCGTTAGGTATAGTTATTGTATGAGTGGGTATCATCCTCCAGCCGGTGCGCGCAACGCAGCCCGTCGCGGACTAGACCTCGTAAAAGCAGGCAAAGCCGGAGGCGGATTTGAACCCGCAACCGCCGCTCGCGCACGCAACATCGTTGCCGGAGATCCACTCACGCGCGACGGTGTTATGCGAATGCACTCATTCTTCAGTCGCCACGCAGTAGACCGCAAACCAGACTGGGGCGCAAACGGTAAAGAAACTCCGGGTTACGTGTCGTGGCAAACATGGGGCGGCGATGCTGGCGCGTCGTGGGCGGCGGGTCTTGCAAATAAACTTAGACAATCCGCTAAGTAGAGTATAGTTCTACTGTGAAGAAGAAAAGTAAATACGCAAAACTTGTTGCATCGCTACGCGCTAAAGGATCGCGCGACCCCAAAGCGCTTGCTGCGTTTATTGGTCGCAAGAAGTTGGGCAAGGCAGAGTTTCAGCGTCGCGCTGCTGCGGGTCGAGCGGCGAAGGGTAAGTAGGGTACACTTTTCTTATGCCGAACTTTCAAAAAGACCCTAATAATCCTAAAGCAGATTTTTTTAACACTGCTATTGGTGGAGCGCCTAAAAGTCCGGGCGGAAAAACGGGAAAACCAGCAAATAGGCTTAATGATCTTAAGGCGCGCCTTATGGTGGCAAAAAAGAATCTCGACAAAAAGCCGTACAGTAAATAATTAGTATGGCTCCGCTTGATCGCATCAAGAACAAGAACAGCCCAACCATTAGCGTGGCTCTTTTGCGGATGAAGCCCATGTCGCACGACAGGGCACAAATGGATGCCATGTCGAATACGCATGGTGATATGAACATGACCGATCAGAAGCCTGTTGACGAGAATCCCGTAGATCAACAAAAGCCTGACACTAATATGTCGGAGGACACAGGCGAAGATACAACTGAAAGCGGAACCCATCCCGCCGACACCGAGCCTGCCGCCAGTGGAAGTCTTGCTGGAGAACTACAAGACTTGCTAAACAATGTTTCTAAGTATTACATTACGGCACACCAGTTTCACTGGAATGTTGTTGGCCCAGACTTTGCCGAGTTCCACAAGTTTTTTAACAAGATTTACAATGATGCTTTTGAGTCTCTTGATGGTCTTGGTGAGGCTATTCGCAAGATGGATCAGATGGTTGATATTGAGTTTGGACAGCCAGACGAGTGTGAGGGTGTGCAGGAAATGCTTGGTTGCCTTAGTGATATGAACATGGCGCTTATCAACCAGTACAAGGACACAATTGATTGTGCCAACAAGTACAACGAACAAGGTATCCTTAATTTTCTTGCGGACCGTCTCGACAAGCACCAGATGTTCCAGTGGCAAATTAGTTCGTTCCTTAAGTCGGCATGATAGGATAATGGCATGAGCGTTCCTCCAAACATGATGGGCGCAGGCCCAATGATCCCGCCACCCCCGATGGGTGCACCAATGGGTGCTCCTCCTGTTCCGGGCGGCATGGTTCCTCCGGCTGTTGCGGCGCTTCCGGGTATGGCTGATCTTGCGCAGGCTCAGACGATGCAGATGGCGGATCATCAGCGTCAGATGCAGGCGATGCAGGATGAGATGCAGAAGCAGATTATGATGCTTATTGCGTCGTTGCCTACGGCTAATCCGGCTGGTCAGGCTGCTGTGTCTACGCCGATGAGTCCGATGATGAGTGGTAGTAATATGGACATGGGTGGCGCTCCTGCTGCTCCGGCTATGCCGATGCCGCCTGCGCCTCCCGGCATGATGAGTGGCGCTTCGGGTGCCTACTAACAGTTTTGCCCAGAGTGATGGGAGTGTTCTTGCTCCGTATACTCGCGCGGTAACAATTACGCCTAGTGACTCGGTTGATCTTGTTGAGGTTCCGCGCGCCATTCAGATTCATGCGGGTACTAATTCTACTCCTGTGAAGGTTATTATGCAGGGCGATACGGTTGCTGTGACGTTCCAGTTGCAGACAGGTTTTATTTTCCCGTTGCGCGTGTCGCGTGTGTATGCGACTGGTACTAGCGCAACAAGTGTTATTGCTCTGTATTAGAGTCCGACCGGACTAGTGTTATACTCCACTCATGCCTGCGACTAACAATTTCTCTCAGAACGACGAGGCCGTACAAGCACCCGCTCGTAGCGCGTTTGCTATTACGCCGCATAACACGAACGAGTTGAGTGTTGTGACTCGCGGCTTGTATGTTGGTGGTGCGGGTAATGTTGTTGTTCAGTTGGATGGTGATTCTTCGACGGTGACGTTTACGGGTGTTGTTGCTGGTTCGATTCTGCCGATTCGTGCGCGGCTTGTGGCTTCTACGGGTACGACTGCTTCTAGTTTGTTGGGGCTTGTCTGATGGGTCTTGCTATTCAGATTTCGTTGGCTCTTGTTGGTGGTTATGATGTGCGTGAGCATGGGTTGTTTACTTTTGATGTGAGTCTTTTTAATGGTGAGGATGTGTTTGCATAATGGCGTATACGACTCCTACTACGCATGTTGCTGGCGAGACGCTTCCGGCTGCCGACTGGAACGTTCTTTGCAACAATGACATTGCGTTTCGCAATAGCACCGGAGTAGTCCCCGCAACCGCAAGCGTAAACGCCGCAGCGCAATCAGTGACAAGCGCAACAAATACCAATCTCACATTCTCCAGTCCAGCGATCTGGGACACGGACACCATGTTCAGCGCAGGATCACCAACACAACTTACGGTCAACACTACTGGCCTCTATATCGTGACCACGCATATCTCATTCGTCAACGGAACATCTGGCTTTCGCTTCGGAGCAATACTCGTCAACTCAACTGTGTATGTTCAATTCGATCTACTAACAAACACCACAGCCGACCCTTTCGAAATCTCAAGCGCAGAAACATTATCGCTCACAGCAGCAGACACTCTCAAGTTTCGCGTTTACCATACGCAAGGTACTTCGTTAAGCGTAAGCGGAAGAATGCAAGCAACACTACTCGGACGCACTTCCTAACCTAATCCGACCTTTCGTGCTTGGAGAGTACGGGTTGGGTACCAGAGCGTGATACGCTAAACTAAACACGTGCCATACACCCGCCCATACGCCGCAGGCTTCGTAGACTT